GCCCCCTACAGGCCACTGTGTAGAGTCACCAATGAATTATGAAATTACTATACTAGGAGTCCCTAGGAAGTAGGACAAAGTGAAATCCTCTCCCGCTGCAACTAGATAATAGTTTCTAAAAACGGCTGATGTGTCATATACGTGTGAGTGTCCAATTTCATTTGATCGGTCTAAGCTTCTCGCTACGTGAAACCTTTCATTTGAATAATACGGGACTTCCCATTCTAACACTGGGTCATAAACTCCAGTGACAGCTGACATGCCACTCCAACCATCAGCAAGAGTATCGTTAGAGGGTTGATTTGTCAAAAGTTCGAGTTTCGACATTTCCTCCAATTTAACTGCTGCTATTCTTGGTGTAGTATTGTGAAAATCATTTAGCGCTTTCCAGCGCGTAGATCCTCTTCTGGTTAAAAACAGTACTGCCAACCGATTCATATTTACTTCGTAAAATGTTGCACCATCAACATTTTCCCGATCGACCTCATAATAAGGCACTGCAGGAAGATGTAGTCTGGTAACACCAGTAGACGAAGTATTTACTTTGAGTGAAAGCTCAAATCGAGATAGCATCATCCCGATTGAAGCAATCTTTTCTCCATGGTAAATTAGATCATCGTTTGCGTACGTTTTCTGTTTGTGAAGCATTTCTTTGTCGACAGTCATGTCATGATTGTGTTCTTCTTGTGCTTCACCCAAGTCGGCGTTGTCAGATTGAGCAACATACGAATTAACCATAAAGTCTCCAATCAGATTGACATACTTTGTACCGTAAGGCTCATACTCAACGCCTTGCGTCAGATTTAACGGTCCGACTCCGTTCGCCGTTCCAACACACGGCTCTATTGTTGTTTCTTCGTGCCATTCATTCCATGAATTGATGACACACATCCCAGTTAAGTTACCATTGCCAGCTCTTGCTCCACTCCTTTGAATCAAATTCTCAAGATGCAATTTAAGCAACGATCCCTTGTCATATCCAGCCAGCGCACGATCCAATGCGATATGATCGGCTTCGAGCCTGACTCCTCTATCGTTGTAACTTGGGGAGATTGTCGGGAAGGTTTCAATCTCAGGTGCTAATGTTCTGTATTCATCAATACGATCGTGATAAGTCCTAATCGAATTGATATCTGCAGTTGTGGTACCGCCAACAGTTTGACCATAGACATCATATGCCGTAATGGCACCAATCTTTTGCTGGATGTCCGTAGGCAATGTTTTCGCAGATCCGAAAATGTAATCCCCAACAATGAAAGCTCCAGCGTAATTCGTGCCAGGGTAAGCAGAATTGGAGAATACGTCGTTAATCTCGTCACAAATTGATCGTTTAAAAGCGTCTGGCATGCTCCTGAAAAGATAGAGATATATCACTGGTTTGGTGTTGACACCATTGTGATCGATTCTAAAAAGATATCTATCTTGATCTGTTGTGTAACTTGCTTTGACTTTAGCCATATCAGAACGAACTCTATCCCTAACTGCGGTGGTCCAATTGTAACCATTGCCAATGTTTTTAAGAGTAGCTGTCTCATAATGAATGCATGCTCTCATATGTCCATGGGCAGTGTTACCACATTCAGGTAAAGCAGCAGTTTCGAACTGAATGTCAGTTCTACTACCATTGCCCCACCATGAGCAAACAATAAAAGTGATACCAGCCTTGAGCATAGTGTCGAATTGTTTCCGAGTAACATCTCTTTGGCGATCATCATATTCTTCACCAGCTGGATTTCGACCAATGACCAATGGAAGATGAGGTGTTGGATTACCGTTTGCATCAGTGAGAAATTTCCTAACATATCCTTCATTGTTGTTGAAATTTGGAACATGCCATCCATAATAATAAACTCCCATTTCGAAGTTCGTTTTGGCTGGGGTTCCAGGATGAGGATAAATGTTGGAAGATGGTGGAGGCACTGGTGTTGGAACATTCAAACCAGTATCCTCAAGCATCTGAATCCTGTCTAGAGTTCGGCTGTGAGGAATGTTAAATTGCATGTCCTTATTTGCTCTGACCCTGACCAAAACGTCAACGAAAGTTTCTGCTGTTGGACTAGGTCTTTGCAAATTGTTTGCGACAGAGATAACCAAGACTCCGTTGTGGTAGTTCAGATCTGGGCTTTCTCCAGGGACGAAAGGAGTCTTGTCTGATCCACAAATTTTCAGGTAGTTCCTGTCAGAACTCCATCCAACTGAAATTCCATGTTGTGTGGTTTCAGTGATGTCAAATATTTCTCTCTGAGTGACATTATATTCGTTTCTTCCATTCGTCCCGTGTGGCTCAACTCTGACTGCTATTTTTCCTCTGTGAAACTTGGAGCAGATAATATCTATTTCATACTCCATAGTGCCTCTCCAATGCTGGAAAAAAGTTGACATGTAAGCGCATGGAGGCAAATCAATCTTACCATCATCAGGGAAAGTACTTCTGATATATGGAGTGACTGGAATCCTCAAAAGTTCAGTGTCTGTATCATCGTTGATGTCCCATCTGAATCGCGTCAAAAGACACTCATGATTGACAATTTCAGGAATAGTCATCTCGCTTTTGCTGGACACTCCAACAACTGCTGGGTCAATAGTTGTTTCGTTCTTACAATCTAAAGTCAGTTTTGCTGATGTGTCAAAGTCATTTGTCGGTGCGAGAGAACCCATTTTGGTAGTTTTAACCATAGTGATCGCAGGTCCAACATTAGGTTTTGAAAAGCCAAAAACCTGAGCAATGTCCCCAACTGTCCTGGAAACTTCTTCCGTAGCTCTAGCATATGGTCCGATAACAGGTGTATTTTTGAGCTTACCTGCAATGTTTCCAACTGCCGTCGCCGCTCGAGAAACTACACGTTTGTTTTCAGACTGAAATTCGGCAACAGTTGTCTCTGTCGTTTGATACAGTTCCAATCCTTCCAAATGTGCCATTACTGTAACATTAACATATGGAGTCTCACCATTTGAATGTCTAAGATCAGAAATACTCAGAAAATTAAGTACTCCAAGCTGCTGCCATTCCTTGTTTGGTATGTTGACTGCGTTTTTAGGCCAAATAAAAGGAACTTCAAGAGTTCCTCCACTTGAGTTTGTTGGGTCAATATAAATGTGTGGTCTCTGAGAAATTCTACAAAGACGATCATCGACGTTTGCGGGCCTAAAATTGTCTTGGGTGTGCAATGGATTATAATAAAATAAACCTCTACCGGATAAGTAAGGAGAACCATTTGTAATGAAATCTAAAACTAGTTTCGCTTTCATCATTTTAAAATTCGCCAACTTTCTCGCTACGGTAGGATGAGATAAAAGTTCTTCCCATGGGTTAATTTCATCAAAATTCCATAGTGACCCATTCCAAACCAACTCTGCAATCTTGACCGGGCGCAAGGGGAAATCAGTTAAAGTCAAATCCGGCTGCTTGGCTGCAGCCATGGATGGATCAGAACCGATCTCTGCTTTGTTGGTAAAACCAGTATTTGTGATATTGAAATCAATGTTTTGTTGTTGTTTGTTTTCTGTAAGCTCTAAAATCCTTTTCGGGTTGCTCAGCTCATTGCTTCCCGGATATTGTGCGCTACCGGCTGATATGTACCAACAAAATAAAATAAATATGGTAATCAGTATTCCTCTCTTCGAGGACGCGGTCAGAAATGTGTGCCTTCGTCTGCGAGCCGCTGCACTATTCGCTCGCATGTGGTAATCTACAACATTTCCTCTCAGTACATTTCCTTGGACACCGACCGAGTGGGGAGTGTCTTCAGTTCTAAGGCCTGAAGAGGTACCTTGTTCAATCATGAGAATGTGGCGTCGCACCTTGCGCACGCCGTGATGTTGAATCCTTGCCATCCACTCATGATTGTAGCTTTGTGAAGCTTTTTCATATTGCACTGCAACTTCTTGAAACTCGAGAGACAAATTCCGTATGTCCTCTCGAATGGATTCATAATTTGGGTAGACATCCCTTTGCTTGTATCTAGTCCGGAAAAAACAGAACATTTCATCATTGCTCCAGGGAAAATATTCCTCAACCAGATCAAAAACGTCAATCAATTCAGAATCGTTGGTAAAATCTGGCTTTGGAAAGATATATCCAACGAAACTGTGAGTACCCATATCAATTAACCCGCCGAAAACGAACCTAAAAAGTTTGAACCATGCATACCTCAGTAAGTGATACACCATCATTATCCAAGTTCTATTAGCCGGGTTTCTTTCATAAGCTCTCAAAAAAAAACTCTTTCTACCTGTGTATTGTTCGCAACCAACGAAATGCCACCAATTCCAAATTCTTGCAACTGGATTTTGAAAAATCACGTCTGTTATAACAAAACCGTAGATGTTGAAAAAGAAATTGTAAAAAATAAAACATTTCCTGTATATCTCTTCATATTCCCTCATCACATGCGTCATTCGTTGAATTGCTCTTTGCTTCCATGATCTCCACATATAAGTAGGTGCATTATCAGATTGAAAAGTACACTCTTTGACAACTCTTTCATCAAATTCCTCATGTTTGAGAAATCTTTTCCAGTGTTCCGGAACGCAACATTTGGACAACAGATCATCCAAAAATGGTTTGTCTCTAGCATGATATTCGCTATGCAACCTACTCTGCACATACATAAATCTCAGCACTTGATATTCATGTGAAAAATCAAAATTGTACATCTTGAGGTTGTATTTCCCTTTCATGTCTCGGGCAAAATTCATGAATTCTTCATATTCATCTCTAGAGTACAGTGACATTTCATCAGCAACAGATGCGAACATCTGACCTAGTTGCATTTCCTTCTCTTCTTTTTTTGACGGCAAAATGTAAAGCAAACTCTTCATGAGAGATGATTTTTCGAGCCTTCCAACGTAGCAGTTTCGCGAAGGGCAAAAATGTTCGGACCTTTTAAGAAAGTCGTGTTCACTGCGTTTCTGGAAATGTGTTGGCTCTGAATCTTTGTCAGCCATAGTAATAGTGATGTTCCATTCTTCCAACTTCTTTTTGAGTTTAATGAAATCAAACCATTTGTGTTTCTTATGGACTACAGAATCTAAATCGTCTCCCATGTGAATAGACACCCAGGCTTCAATAATTTCGTCCGTCGTCAAATCTCTCCCTTCATCGTCTCCAATAGCTATCATAGCTGCTCTGACAACATCTTTGCCAGCCGCGGAACCTATAGCTGATGTAGCACCATTACCTGATGTATGTGTAAAATTTAGCCTAACCAAAGCTCCGTTCAATGCACATACAGGCGCTACCTGTTCTTCAGCTATTGATTCCATTACTCTAATTTCCTCGTCAGTGAAACCCATCCTCCTAGAAATGTGGAAATGCTTCCTCCATTGGTTTCTCATAAGACTCTGTGGTAATGTCTTGTCAAATGCCTTGAAATCTAGAATAATTCCGTTCTCATTCAAATAATCTTTCCCGTCGATCAAATGGTGATGCATTCTGTCTTGATCAAAACCAGCAGGATCTAAGGAAATAGCACTACTTACACCAAAAGGATTTGTGTACAAAAAGCTACAGCTCGCTGTGTAGTACATATTGAAAGATATGACAGAATCCATAGGTAAAGCACTAAAAGCTCTAGTCCTAAACTCTTTGGCTTTTTTCTCCTTGAGCGCTTCGTCCTTCAAACAGAATTTAAAAACAGTGTCACTTGTTTCTCCTTTCTTGTAAGTTTCAATCTTATCTTCAACATCTTTCTGAACATAATCGTTGATGACGTAAGGGTAGTCATCATTGATTACGTGATCTCCTTTCTTTCCACCATATTTGATTCCAGCGGATGTTGACATTTTGACACCGTTTGCTGCTTTAACTCCAGGAAGTCCATTAACAGCCTCATCTATTGTTAAGACTCGTTTTAAAACTTCCTCATCCTTCAAATATTCATCAAGCAAAGTGTCAATTTCCTTGATAGACGCGTTGTACGCTCTCTCCAAATACGATTGCGGAATTTTACACTCGCAAATGTTCAATTCCTCAATAAGATTGACCCAAGGACATCTAAAAATTCCATCAACAGTTTCTCCTTTCGATGGGGGCACAACGTAAGGATTCTTGTCGACACCAAAAAAATTTAGAACTTCTTTCATCATTGGCGTTTCGACTGTTGAGAATTTAGTATTACCACTCCTTCCAATATCACCGAAAATTTCCACTGCAGTGTGAGTTGAAAACTTGTTGCAGGCGTTTCTTTCATGTATTTCGGGATCCTTCACATTATTAGAATGAAATTCGTAACTATTAGAAGTGTCTATCTGAGAGTAAAAGCTGTTCTCAAGAAGCTTGTCCATAGCCTCTCGAACTTCACTCTCTAGAATGGGACAAATCATCGGATTTCCTTCGTCATCCGCAGCATTGTGAGTTCCAATAATGTAATGTGGTTTCGTACTGGATACAATTGTCGCGCCGCATAATCCTTTCTTTGGAACAATTCCCTCATATTTCGCAGTATAACCATCTACCAAAGCAGTGTACTTCCTTTTTCCATCTTTGTCATTCAAAATGCAAAAGTACTGTTCATCTTCAATTTCATAAACGTTGTACCTATGCTTATGCCAATCTTCTTTGTCAAAAGTGATCAAACTAGCACAAGAGACAGGTGTAACCAGTTTGTCCTTACCATAGAATTTTGATAAATCTTTCTTTCCGAAGGATCGAACGTCAGTCAAATGAAGCAAAACATTCTCTCTTCCGAGATGTTGCCATATTTGCTTCCCATCAACAATTCTTTTGTCAAAAATCACAGTGTCTTTGTGAAATTCGTTATAAAAAATGTCTAGAGTAAAAACATCGTTGACTGTCTCGAAAACATGTCTCGGAACTCTTAAGATTCTCTCCTTCTCAAAAAAACCTTCACACCTGCTTATGTTACCTTCTTCATCATGAAGCGCAATATGAACTGAGGCTTTAGCTATCATCGCGTAAAAGTCTTCAGAAGCT